TTATGACATTGAATATTTCACCTGAGACAAAAGTTGGTGTTATTCAAAACTTCAATGAAGAAGATATGTTGAAGCCAGATTCTTTTGCTAAGACTGTAAAACTAGGACGAGATGATGTTGAAATAGATGATGTGAAAGGATGGATTGATGAGAATGCCTATTCAGTTGCTAGCAATGGAACTGTGTATGAAACACAGAAGAAAGGATTTCTGCCAGAAATTCTTGCAAAATGGTTTGATGAACGAGTTACATATAAAAAGAAACGAGACACCTTTGAAGTGGGTTCGGAAGATTATAAATTTTATGACGCACTCCAATTAACACAAAAAGTTTTGCTTAATTCATTTTATGGGGTGTTAGGATTAAAGACTTTTCGTTTCCATGATTTAGATAATGCAGGAGCTATTACAGCAACAGGACAAAGCATTATCAAGTTTTCAGCAAAAGTAATCAATAAATACTATGAAAAAGAAGTTGGACAAGACCACTTCCTCAACGAAAATGGCAAGAAAGCTGAGTTTTCATTCTACACTGACACAGACTCAACGTTTGTCAGTTCTCTACCTCTCTTGCATAAACGATATCCAGGATTTGACGAAACGGATGAGCAATTCATGATTGAAAAGACCAATGAAGTTGCAGCAGAAGTTCAAAAACACGTAAATGCAATGTATGACATATATGCAAAGCGTTTTCATAATGTTAATGAACATCGATTACAAATTAAACAAGAATATGTTGCAAAGTCTGGTCTATGGATTGCAAAGAAAAGATATGCTCAGTGGGTGATATTCAAAGAAGGTAAGCCTACCAATAAAATGGATATCAAAGGATTAGATGTAATCAGGTCATCATTTCCAGAAGATTTTAAAAAGATCATGAAGGAAATACTTTGGTTCATTCTCAAAGAAAAGAATAAGCAAGAAACTACAGATCTTGTAATGAACTTTAAGAATCGAATCAAAGAATCAGAAGTTCTCAATGTAATGAAAAACTCAGGTGTTAAGAACATTACAAAATATACAAAAGGTAGAGAAGCATTTGGCGGATATATGTCAGGAACACCTGCTCATGTGAAGTCAGCTATCAATTACAATGATCTCATTGAACGATCAGGCACTAAGACGTTTGCACAGTTAATTAATGGAGAAAAGGTTAAGTGGGGCTATCTTAGAGACAATCCATATGGATTTGATACAATGGCATTGAGAGGATATGAAGACCTACCAGAAATAGTTGAATTTGTTGAAACATATATTGATCGAAACAAGATATTTGACAGAGAACTTCGAGGTAAATTAGATGACTTTTATGCCGCATTAGGATGGGATAAACTTCCAGAAAATAATAATATGAATAAGTTCTTTTCATTTGGTTAATTCGAAAATTTTCTTTATAATAAGTTATGTATAATAAGAAACAATGGAAAGGCCGAGAAGTAGAAGGCCGCTACTCTGACTTAATGACAATGTTTGTTAGAGATTTAGAACGTGATGGCAATAAAAATAGTTATGGGCTTCTTGTAGACAAGTTAGGAGATTATCCTCACTATTATTTTACTATTGAGTATATGAAGAAGTGCCATGAAAATACACCATATATCGATACAGTTAGATGGATATTAGATTCTAGCAATATGGCAGTAACTATCGAAGCCGATAAAGACACCATAGAACGTATCCCTCCAGACCTTGTTAATAGATGCCACATTATCTATCGAATTCATGATAAAGCGTTACAAGTGTTGAAAGACACCGATACGCTATCAATTGATGCAGATTGGTATCGGGTGCATCAAGTAACTAAGTTGAACATGATGGAAATTACACCATCATCATATAAATTTGACGAAGAATTATGAAATATTCAGTATTTGTAACATTTGCAATAGAAGGATTTCATTGTTGGCCTGAAGCTAAAGATGTATTTCCAGAAGTAGCATTTTTGTCTGACAGACATAGACATATGTTTCATTTTAAATGTTATGCTCACGTAACACATACAGACAGAGATGAAGAATTTATTCGAATGAAACGAAGATTAGAAACACAGATTCAGACTGAATTTGGTAATATGAATTCATACGGGTTTCATGGGTGTGAATTTGGTAGAATGAGTTGTGAGGATATTGGCGAATGGATTCTAAAACATAATGAAAACATTTACCGAGTAGAAGTTTCTGAAGATAATGAAAATGGAGCGATTGTAGAAAGATGATTTATATTATAGACTTAGAAAGTATTCCAACCCGATATACATCAGAGTGGAAGTGGTTTGTGCCTCAATGGCTTGAAGAAAACGGACTTGAGGTAACTGTTATTGAAGGAGATCAAGAAATTCCAGAAATGACTACTCCGGGTGCATTCTTAAACTTTGGCGGTACTAATATGTACAAAGCTACTCAAGTACATCGAATTGCTGAGTTATTTGTTAAAGACAAAATTCAAGATGGTGACCAGTTTGTATTTACTGATGCATGGCATCCTGGTGTTATCAACATCAAGTATATGTCTAAACTATTAGGTAAAAATATTACACTGCACGGTTTATGGCACGCTGGTTCATATGATCCAAATGACTTTTTAGGTAGATTGATTGGAGATGAGAAATGGATACGTAATGCAGAAGCTTCATTCTTTGAAGCATTTGATTATAATTGGGTAGCTACTGACTCACATAAAATACAAATACATCGTGTATTTCCGGAAGTGAAGTTACATCACACCGGCTGGCCGATGTCATATACACGAGATTTGTTGGACCAAGCTAAGCAAAAGGAAAGAAAGCCTATAATAGTATTTCCGCATCGCATTGCTCCAGAAAAGCGTTTAGATTTATTTGAAGAATTATCTAAAAGACCTGAGTTATCTCATTACGAATTTAGAGTTCCTATGCAAGAAAATCTTACAAAGGATCAATATCATAACCTGCTAGGAACAGCTCGTTTTGCTGTATCATTTGCAGAACAAGAAACATTGGGCATATCAATGTATGAAGCTGCTTGTGCGGGAGCTGTTCCAATTGTTCCAAATAGACTTTCATATGTTGAAATGTATTATGACGGTTTCAAGACAGATGGCACGGTAGATGCAGTAGTCAATAAAATATTAGAATTAGAATCTCATGATTTGCAGCGTGAAGCAAATGACCAAGCTAACTTGTTACATGAGCATTTCTTTTCAGCAACAAAATTACTTAATAAATTAAAGGAAATAAATGCAAGATAAAAGGTTTATATATTATCCTTCATTATCAGCAGGTTCTATGGTATCTGCATTCAAAAAGGATTATAAATTTTCAGATGGTACTCCCGTTAAATTTTATGACTCGAGATACCCAGCAGAATGGAGACATCCATACTTTTTGATTACTGCAGGTCATCATTACAAGAAAATGGATTTCCGCGATCAGCTCGGATTAGAAAAAGATGTATTAGTATTTGGCGACTCTGGTGGTTATCAGATTGCAACAGGAGCATTGCCATATTCAAATGAATTGAGAGAAAAGATCTTTCATTGGTTAGAAGCTAATTCAGATGTTGCAGCTAATTTGGATATTCCACCTAAGACTGTATACAAGAACAAGTTTCATGAATGTGCGGATATTTCATTTGATAATTTTAAATGGTTTGAAAAGAATCAATCAGGAAAGACTGCATTCATCAATATGCTTCAAGGATCTAATTCTGAAGAATATACATGGTGGTATCATAAATTTAAAGACTTTGATTTTAATGGATGGGCAATTGGTGGTCCACAAAAGTTAGTAGACTTCATGTTTGCGTTAGCTTTAATGCTTCAAGAAAAAGAGTTTGAAAAAGAACATAACAAGTACTTGCACTTGTTGGGTATTAGCAAGATATCAGATTTCTTTATTTTAGCAACATTGCAAAAACTAATGAACAAGTTAACTAATAATAGAATATATGTTAGCACAGATTCATCATCACCAGGACAATATCCAGTATATGGGACATATCTTCATTCTTGGAATTATAAAATGCAATCATTTAGTGAATTGTATTTTCCTAAGAACAATGAATATCGAAGACAAACTCATATTGCTCAAGGTAAAACAATAGCTCCACAAGTTGATAAGCATCAACATGTAGCATGCGGATTAGATTGTCCGGCTTGTAAAGACTTTACATATGAATATTTAGAAGGCAAAACTGCAGAAGG